ATAAGCATCATCACCAAGTAGAACACATGCTCTCTCTGCTTGATTCAAACTACCGAAGCAAGCAAATCCATTCTTCTTAATCTCCTCAGGGATTTCGTGTTTCATTGAATAGCAAGTGGTTGCAGTCTATCTAGAATCTCACGATAGGCAGGAACAATATCACCTTCATCCTTTCTGAATAGATCTTTATCAAATCTTTCATCACTACCAATCTTCCAGAGTCTCATACTGTCAGGACTGATCTCATCGGCAAGATACAAATCACCGTGAGCATCATAACCATACTCAATCTTGAAGTCAACCAGATCAATACCCATAATGTAGAACATCTGGCGGAGATAATCATTAATCCGTAGTGTCATTTCAATAAAAGGTTCAGGATCATATCCCATCAGACGCACACGATCTGGTGTCAATAAAGGGTCATGTTTGCTATCATCCTTCAAAAAGAACTCTACAATCGGTTGTGGTAATGGAGCACCTTCTTGAAGAGTTGTTTCACGAACAATAGATCCAGCAGCACGATTTCTACAAATAACTTCTAAAGGAACAATACTTACTTTCTTACAAATCATCTTGTTGGCACCAACCATATTAATATAATGAGTTGGGATGAGTTCTTTGGAAAGTTTCTCAAAGATAATAGATGAAATACTACAGCAGAGGGATCCTTTTCCTAAAGGATGATCAACCATCTCACCATTACCAGCCGTCACCTTATCATGATACTCAATGATGACACGATCAGCATCGTCACCTTGATATACAGTTTTTACCTTTCCTTCGGTAATTACTTCCATAAAAAAGAGGGTGTTTAACCCCCATAGTATACCATTCTTTAGTTTGTTTGTAAAGGATATTTTTTAGTCTCTCTGACGCCAATCATCTGGTTTATCTCTCTGAAACCAATCTACAATTTCATCAGCATCATCAAACCCCGTTTTATAATTGGATGGATCGGGGTCACCTAAACCCATCCTATTCATAAAATCATCAATACTGCCCTCTTCAATATCTTGTGATGCCTGACGACGTGCTTTATTCAACCAGTCTCTAGCAAGAGTATGTGCTTTAGCAAGTTTCTCTGCCCAGATCATATCATCCAAAGGAACTTGTTCCTTATTTGCGATACATTTACAAATAGATTCAAGACGAAGGCGATATGCAGTAGATAACATAAATTTATGTCTCTTTATTTTTATTTATTTCTACCATCAATTTTTTAGCAATTCGCAAAGAACGACGGTGTATCATATATTTTACCACAGGATTACGTGGATTGTTAGTCAACCACCACCAATGGCGTTTTATTTCAGTATTTGCTAACTTTGACCCATACACAAAAATAGCAGCAGCACGTTCATCAGTTACGATGACATATGCAACTACCACAGACATTCCTAAAAGGATTGTGTATGAGTGCATTAATGAAACTCCTTATTTCTGCGCTCATCCAAATACTGAACAATATCACTTCTCCATTCCATTAACTCATTAAAACACTCTTGATTATGAGCACATTGACGGAGTTCATGATCTGGTTTCAGAACACTCTCATAAAAAAGACCGAGAGCATCTTTACGTTTTTCATGTTTTTGATCAGTCATTTGCGTCACTTCTTTTTAAGAGTTTTCCGTTGGTTGTTGATAAAATCAATAGATTGTTTATAGGTATTCAGTACCTTTACCTGACACCCATTATGTATAATCATGAATTTCTTACCAAATGGAACGGCAGCCCACATTCCATCATTAGTCACATAACCCAACGGATCTTTTGGTTTTGGATTAAGGATTCCAGGACGAGAAACAAAAGGTTTAAGAAATCCCATCAAAAAACAGCAGTAACACTAACAACTTTGGCGTTAGGATTGCGTGCTAAAGCAACTTGCTTTGCCTCTTGATAATCACGAGCACGAACTTGCTCAGTGAAAACTTGACCTGCAACGTAAAGTTTGACTTCGCATTTCATGGTGGTGTTCCCTTGATTACTTTGTAATTATAGCAGAGTGGAGCAGGGTTTCTGCTCCTGGTGTGACAGTTCTACTTCCGCACTACGGAAATCGCTGGTTCTCCCTGCTGGAATACGGTATCTACAACCGCTTGAACGCTCTTGGCAGTGCCGATGCCCACCTTATCAAAAACGGGAACGCATACCAATCCAAAGGTTTTTTCAGCACCACCCAGGCGGATCACACGCCCAATGCTCTGGGAAATACCAATATAATCCATATTCCGCATAAACAGAACTGCTTCCAGTCCTTTGACGTTGATGCCCTCAGATAGAATAGAGTGATGCATCACAACAAACTTACGATGCTCTTCTGTTCCCCACTGATTGAGAGTCTTGAAGAATACTTCACGGGATACTTTCTTGCCGTCGATGATAGCACCAGTTTTGCTAGTGATAAACATCCAGTGATAACCACGTTCGTGCAACTGAGCACAGAAATCAGATTGAGACACAAGACGAACAATCTGCTTTGTGGAGCGTGCAGCAATCAGAATCTTGCCGATGTTGTTATCATCAATAGTATCAAGCAGATTCTTATCATCAGATTGCTTGAAATCACCTTGAGGCAGTTGCTGAACCACAACTTTAGGAGGCAGGATGTAACCTTCCTTGACTAATTGTGGTGCAGGAACATTGCAAATGACCTGACCATAAACTTCAGGATCATTCATTCCTGGTTTGAATACTGTTATGCTATGCTTCGGGGTTGCAGTAAAGAAGTAGCAACGATCAGCATCGTTAGAAAAGAACTCAGTAGGAGGGAAAAAGTTACGTTGAACTGAGTTATGTGCCTCATCAAAGTAAATCGTATTCACTTCAATGTCTGCCTCTTGAATGCGATGCAGTGAATGATATGTGGTGAAGATGATAACATTCTCACCAGCAGTTCTTGCAGTGTTGTTGAACAATGCAATCTGTTCTGGTTTGGTGCTACTGAAATACTCAATCTCACCACTGTGAACGTGCATCACATGGGTGTGAGTAGTATCAATAATATCAAGAAACTCTTTGCAGAGTTGTTCAGCAAGAAGAATACGAGGAGCAACAACAACAAAAGTCTGACCGCGATCAATCAATTCCATGTTAGTCATGGCATCTTCGATCATACAAATGGTCTTACCACCACCCGTAGGGATGATCACCTGACCTCTGCTGTTGTCCCACATTGCATTAACTGCTTTTTTCTGGTGGGGGCGAAGGGTGATCAAATGCTCTCCTGTCCTGTATGAACATATTATAGCAGAAAACCGTCCACCAGGAAACCCCAGTGGACGGTCTATGAATTGGTTTTATCCAATCATTCAAAAGGAACAATTACCTGATCTTCTTCTTCACCTTTGATCTGAGAGAGTGAACCGACAATCTCAAAAGGTTTGACACCAGTTTTAAGAAAAGTGGAAACATAATCAATGGCGAGGGAGTGGAAAGTTTCCAACTCAGTTTTAGCAGTGTTACGCTGCTCTTTCAGTTCTTCTGGAGTGAGAGCACTGGAACTGTAAAGTGATACCATCGTAGGACGACCAGTCCTCGCATAATCCTCAAGAATAAATTTGAAGTTGCGAAGAGTGTAAAGATCGTTTGCGGCATTTACCACACGCCCAAAACGATTTTTTTGATCCATCTTACCACCAACTTGGTATTCAGTTTTCTCACGAACAATCTTCTTTACATCATTAAGTTCCAGAGAACGAAGTTTAGTAGAACTCACAATTTCTTTGAAAATACGTGTCGCAATCGTTTTTTGAGTTTTCTCACTAAAAACATTGGGAACACTTTTCACCCAATCAAGAATAGCATCGTAATCTTTTTCAATTACATTATTCTTAACGTGATCTTTTCCAACATTCTCAAAGTCTTCTTGAGCAGCACCACGAGAAGGAGCGTGAGCGTTAGCGCCAAGTTTCATATCCTTGAGAACACTATCTTGATCAGCATCAGTTTCAGTCTCATAGAGATCAAAAACCCAATACTTTTGAGCAAGTTCAAGAAGTGCCCAAGTGCGAGTAAAACCATCAATAAGTTTATATTGATTGTCTTGCTTCATCACAATAGGGGGCAATTCATTATAACGAATACCCTTATCAAGATCTTCTTTCAGATTTTGTTTGTTTTCACTATTGGTTCCAGCAACTCGAATTTGACTTTGTTCCCATTCTCCTCCACGATCAACATCTTCGACAGGGAGAATAATAGTTTCAACAAAGCGAGATCCTTTAACTTGCATTCTAGAAAGAGATGTCAGAATGTTATTAGAAGGATCAGGTGCAGAACAACGATCAATAAAAGTGTGAGACATTTGTATTAGTCTATAGGTTAACATCGGCGGTGAACGAATTCCTTGCCGATGAAGGTAATATACGATGAATCCGATGCCCTGTCAACCCTTCATTGATTAGAAGAACTTATCTAACCCAACTGGTTCCCCAAAGGAATAATCATACTCTAGTGCATCGGCACACACATAGTGTGGGTGAGTGACATCAACACTAAGATTTGCACACAATTCCTTATGATTATCTTCCATCATCTCTACTGCATATAACATATGATTCAAAATATGTTCTTCAGTATGATATTCTAGTAGTTTTTTCTTAAGTGCAATCAAAAAGTTTCCACATCCAGCAGAGTTGTCAATAAAGGTGCTGTCTGAATCTTTAAGCAACTCAACATCAATCTCATTAATCATACTCTCAACAAGTTCCATCGGAGTGAATACTTCTTGAGTTTCTTTAATTCTTTCATCAGATCTTTCAATATTAGATCCAACATCAATATTATGTTTATTCTTTGCCATCTTTTTCCTCAACACATTTCATATAGGTTGTAATCAAGTCGTTTTTTCCAAAATGATATCGACCATTGCATTGACCTGCTGCTTCTCTAAACTTATCAGCAAATTCTACCATATTATCCACTACTTTAGAATCTCGTACTCTAATAAAATGATGTCCTTTAGCATAGTGAGTAAAGTTCTCTGTTTTCACTCTACCACTAGGACCACAACCATACTCACCAACAAATACATCTGCCTCATCTCTTCTCTCGTAAGGAAGAAACTCAAAGTCGGGATGTTCTCTCATCATAGGAATCTCACCAACCCCTATTGCAAATCTCGAAGTATTTTTTACTTTCCAATGTTGTTTTACAGCACTAATACCGCCAGGGAAAGTAGAAGGGTCGAGATCTTCATCAACATCACAATGAAGATGTCCTACAATCTTATTCAAACAGGAAGGTTTTCGCACTGAAGTAGGAAGCACAGCACGAATATCATCAGTATGTTCTGACAACTTATTAAGAAACTTAATCGCGAGATTTCCACCCACACCATATGGTGGATTGATGATAGCTAAGCTAAATCTCATACTTTTTCTTCAACCTTAACAAAGGCACTCTAGCAAGAGCAGAGCACCTTGTCAAGCCCTATCAGTGGAGATTAGTAAAGGTTCCGCTTGCTTTTACCATAAGTTTGTTAGTTCCAGTATTATAAACAACTGCACCATTTGGAATGTCGGAATCATTTTGCAGTGTAGTTACGTTTCCACTAGAAACTTGTGGGAAAGCAATAGATTCAATTGTTCCACTCATAGTTACATGAATGATTCTCTTAAAAGAATTTGTATTGTTTGATTGAGAAACACCAACCTTGACGCAATCTAATTGTCTATCGTAGAATATTCCTCCAGGAACTTGCTTTCCACTACCAGATGAGTCTACGTTATTATCAATTGTTGAATCGGATGGACTATTAACTAGATTAGTCAATGCCGTTGTTGACATTGATGGTAAAATCAATGGACTTGATGATCCACCAAGATCTAAACAAGACCTAGGAACATGAGTGTTAATACCAACACTGTATTGGTAAGTATGATTTTCACTGATTTGTGTTTGAACGTATTTAATAGTATTAACAGCATCATTATGAAGACCAGAAACAAAGATAGTGGATCCACTAGTATCACCAAGAACTGATAAATTTCCTACAAAATGAGCATTACCATAGTTAACATCAAGTTGATTGCCCGCGTTTGCTCTATTATCTACTGGAATTGAGGTTGTTCCAACTGCAAGAGATCCATCTTGGGTATCAAAAATTCTTAAACTTTTTTCAATAAAGGCATTTCCCTGAACTTGTAATGTTGGATTACCATAACCTGAGGTAAATGGTGCTCTGGATTCGGTGCCGATATTTGCTCCGGTAACAAATGTTCCGATGCCAGAAGTAACTTTGAAATCAGTTATTGTTGCAATATCAATAGTTGCGCTAGCAAAAGTGCTAATTCCAGTAGAATTAATATCACCATCAATATTTGAAGCAAATGTTGATGATGATCCACCACCAAAAGTAATCTGGTTTGGACCTTGTCCTGCTGTTATAGTTCCTTCCACAACAATGTTTC